AAGAAAAAACTACCACATACAATCAAATTATTGAAGAGAAGATTGAAACTATTTCATCTGATGTAAAAAATAAAATTAATAGTATTGATGAAAATGTAACCAATAGAATTGATAGTATTGATGAAGAAGTAAATACTATCAAAGATAAAGTATCCTCTGAGATTTCAAATATTAAATCTGATGTTGTTATTAATGAACAACATATTAAGAATGTAGATAAGTATCTTCAAAATCATCATAAGGAACTTGTAAAACTTAAAGAAGAAGTATTTGGTGAGATAGAACAAATACCAGTTGGAAATATTCAAGAGAACCTTGAAAGACTTGAAAAGAAAATTGATTACATTAAGGAAACTTATTCTAAGATTAAACCTGAAACTATTGTAAGGGAGGTCATCAAAGAAGGTCTTCTTAATGAACCACCAGATACAAAAAACTCTGACCCACTTACGCCATTAGATCAAAAGTTTGTAACTCTGGACCAACTTCAAGAACACTATCGTTTATTCATTAATCGTATTCAACAACAACTCTCAACTCTTGGAGGTGGTGGAGAAACTCAATTAAGATACTTGGATGATATTGTAGGTATTGCCACAAACTCAATTGCTTATGATGGCAAGTATTTACAATGGAACTCTACAACCAATAAAGCAGAGTTTGTGTCTGTAAGTGGTGGTGGGGGATCTATTGCCACTTATGCAACATCAGCAGGTATTGCCACTTATGCTACAAGCTCTGGTATTGCAACTATTGCTGGTTATGCTACAAGCTCTGGTATATCAACTGTTGCACAAGGTCTTACAGGAACACCTAATATTTCTGTTGGATTTGTAACTGCTTCACAATTGCAAGTTAATGATGGTGGAAATTTCACTGGTATAGTAACAGCATCATCATTTTCTGGTAATGCATCATCAGCAACTTATGCAACATCAGCAGGTATTGCCACTTATGCTACTAGTTCTGGTATTGCCACTTATGCAACAAAAGCAGGTGTATCTACAAGTGTTATAGGTGGTATTGGATCCATTACACAACTTAATGTTTCTGGTAATCTTGGCATAGGAACGGTTGGAATTAATTCAATATTCTCAACAACTGATATTCAATCTTGGTATTATACAAACAAATCAAAATCAGTAACCACTGATGATGGAACACCAACTGCTGTTTATGTTGGTGCATCAGGAACTGCAATGTTTATTGTTGGTGATGGTAACAATAGAATTATACAATATACTCTTTCCACACCTTATGATGTAAGTACTGCTGGTGTTGCTGTTACATTTTTCTCTACTGCATTGCAAGACACTAATCCCAGTGGAATTGATTTTAATACAACAGGAACAAAAATGTTTGTTTCTGGACAAACTGCTCTTGCTCCATTGATTGTTGGTGGTGAGTATGTTCATGAATACTCATTATCAACTGCTTGGAGTGTTGATCCAACAAGTGTTGGATGGACTACGAGTTATAATGTAACAGAAGATACTTTACCAGCTGGAGTTATTTTTGGAAATAGTGGTTCCAAGATGTATGTTGTTGGTAATACAGGTGATGCTGTTTATCAATATTCACTTTCCACACCATACAGTCTTGCTTCTGGTGTGACCTATGATAATATTTCACTGGTCTTAGGAACAAATCCAATTCTATTAGAAATTAACCCAAATGATATTTCATTCAATTCCACAGGAACTGTATTATGGATTGTTGGAAATACAAATGATAGAATTTATGAATTCCGTTTAGGAACTGCTTGGGATATTTCTACTGCTGTATTTTATGATGATGTTTATATTGGATTTAATGAACTTGTAGTAACAGGACTTCATGTCATACCAGGACAGAATATTGCTTATATTGTTGGTTCTACCAGTGATACTGTATTCCAATATTCAACAAATACACCAGCACTTGAAATTGCTTCCAGTGGTATTTCAAGTGTTTCTTCAATTGTTCTGAATAATGAAACCAGAGTAAAGGATAAGTTATATGTAAAAGGACTTGCACACTTTGATGGTAATATTGTTACACAAGGAACCTTGACAGTTGATAGTGCAACAACAATATCAGCAGGTTCATTGACTGTTACTTCTGGTACTTTTACAGCAGGTAATAATAGTGCAGGACTGCTTGGTGGTAATACTACAACTACCATTGCTTTTGCTAGTGGTCAAACAACAGGAACTTTAACTATTGGTGGAGCATCACAAACTGGTATAATGTCTGTTGGAGTATCAACAGCATCACAAACCACCAACATTCAAGCAGGTGCTAATGCATCTGCAACAACCAAGACAATTAACCTTGGTACTGGTGGTCTTTCTGGTTCCATTACTCAAATCAATATTGGACCAACTGCTGGTATTGGTACTGTTGTTATTAACACTGGAACTAATGTTGGCATTGGAACCACAGTATTAACAGGAACTGCATCACAACCACTTCAAGTTACTGGTGGTGCTTATGTTTCTGGTAATATTGGTATTGGTAGAACAAATCCATCATATAAATTAGAAACTCTTGGCACTATTGCAGGATACTCTCCAGATACAACATCGGTAGCAACTCTTGCAATTAGTAATGTGGGAGTGTGTGATCTAACAGCATACAAAGTTACTGGTGGTACTTTAACATTTAAGGTTGCAGATACTGGTGGAGTTAATCAAGAAAGAGTGAGAATTATAAGTTCAGGTAATGTTGGCATAGCAACCACAAATCCAACATCAACACTTACAGTTGCTGGTACTGCTTTAATTACTGGAATCACAACAGTTGGTCTAGGAACAACATCAACTCCTCCAAGTAATTCTCAAATGAGTTTTGAACTTATTACTGATACAAACTTAAGAATTAAGGTTAGGGGAACTGATGGTGTTTTAAGAAGTGCTAATATAACACTGGCATAATCCCCTTGACAGCACTAGCATCCAGTGCTATGATAAATAGATGTTAAGGAATCAACACATTTCTTAATCTTCTGTAACCGAGATCATCAGAAGTAAAGCATCTCTCATACCTACACTGGAGGGTGGTGTAGGATATATTGTAATCGTTCAATTCCCCTTGGACTCATACTTACCCTTTTACGAAAATGACTGCTACTATTGCTACACGCAATTCTACTAACCTCTGGGAATCTTTTTGCCAGTGGGTTACTTCTACAAACAACCGTCTCTATGTGGGGTGGTTTGGTGTATTGATGATTCCAACGTTGCTTGCTGCAACTATTTGTTTCATCATTGCTTTTGTTGGTGCTCCTCCTGTGGACATTGACGGCATTCGTGAACCTGTCTCTGGTTCATTAATGTATGGAAACAACATCATCTCTGGTGCTGTTGTTCCTTCTTCTAATGCTATTGGACTTCACTTCTATCCTATCTGGGAAGCTGCTTCCTTAGATGAATGGTTGTACAATGGAGGACCTTTCCAACTTGTTGTCTTTCACTTCCTCATTGGTATCTACTCCTATATGGGTCGTGAATGGGAACTCTCTTACCGTCTAGGTATGCGTCCTTGGATTATGGTTGCTTACTCAGCACCTGTTGCTGCTGCATCTGCTGTATTCCTTGTGTATCCTTTCGGTCAAGGTTCTTTCTCTGATGCTATGCCTTTGGGCATTTCCGGTACTTTTAACTATATGCTTGTCTTCCAGGCAGAGCATAACATTCTGATGCACCCTTTTCATATGTTGGGTGTTGCTGGTGTCTTCGGTGGTTCTCTCGCATCAGCCATGCATGGTTCATTAGTAACCTCATCGTTGGTTCGTGAAACAACCGAAACTGAAAGTCAGAACTATGGTTATAAGTTTGGACAAGAGGAGGAAACATATAATATAGTAGCTGCACATGGCTATTTCGGTCGCCTTATCTTCCAATATGCTTCCTTTAATAACTCACGCAGTCTCCACTTCTTCCTAGCTGCTTGGCCCGTTGTAGGCATCTGGTTCGCTGCTCTTGGTGTTTCCACGATGGCATTCAATTTGAACGGATTTAACTACAATGGTTCTATCATGGACAATCAAGAACGTGTAATTCCTACTTGGGCAGACATTCTTAACCGTGCTGGTCTCGGTTTTGAAGTAATGCATGAGAGAAATGCACATAATTTTCCTTTAGATTTGGCCAGCACTGAGACAACTCAGGTTGCTCTTACTGCACCTTCCATTGGTTAATAACCACTCATAAAATGAGTAAAACTACCCCTATATGGGGTAGTTTTTTTATGCAAATAAATACCTATAAGTCGCAGGTACTTATGGGTCCTCTGCATTCGCCTAAGGACTATTTGTTTAATCTTCATACATCATCTAAAAGTGAAGCAAAGCGATTATGGAGGCAGAATATAAAGGATGCATGGAATCACCAATGTGCTTATTGTGAATCTGACCAAGACATAACACTAGATCATATCCTACCCCAGTGTAAGGGAGGTCTAGATATTAAGACAAATGTAGTGGCATGTTGCCATTCTTGTAATCAATCTAAGGGACATACACCTTGGGAGGAATGGTATTATAATCAGTGTTTCTTTTCAGAAGAAAACTATGGTAAAATTAATGACTGGATGAAACCAGAAAAACCATCTAATTTGTATAGATATCCTCCTAGAAGAAATTATATTCCTTAAATGATAACCTCAGAAACTCCTTATAAACTTGCAGAAATTATTCATGATACTTGGCCTAATCTTTACAGACCAATAAAGATGGATTATAATAATAAGAAAGAATTAAAATCTAAGAATGAACAAGTATAATACAGAAGATTATTTTTCTGTGATTGATATTAAAACTGGTAGAAAAATTTTAGATTGTGGTGAGGAACAAGATGCACTGGCAATGGTAGCATTTGATTCTGCCAATCGCACCTATACAAGAAATAAGTTTCTGATGGGTCAGGTAGTTGATATAGAAATGCCAAAGGCACTTCCAACCACAAACATTTCAGTGTCTAATGCCCAAGAAAATATTAGTCATCTGAAACAACTTGGGCAAATCAAACTACCACAAGGGCAACAAGAACCTTTTAATGTTAGAGTATGAAAGTATGTCATGTAGTTTTTTCTACCAATAGGATAGAATTTCTCAAAAAAACTTTTAAAGCAAATGAAAAATTTGATTATACTGGATTAGATGTCCATCATCTTTTTATTGATGATTATCCTATGGGTAGGGATGATAATTTTATCAAAGAGTTTGCTGAGTCTTATGGGTATAATGAAATCATTTTACACAAAGAAAATTTAGGAATCACTAAAACCTGGCAGGAACTTTTTGATTTAATAAAAGATAGGGATTATGATTATATTCTTCATCATGAAGATGATGTTGAGTTAATGTATCCATTAAAAGTAATGGATATGATTGAACTTCTTCAACAGGATAATACTCTTTCTCAAATTCAATTGAAAAGAAATAATTGGTATGGACATGAGACAGAACAAATTGGTCCCAAAGAAGATGATGTAATTTTTAAAAATTATAGGTATGAAAAAGCAACACCATATTTTTGGATGTTGATGTCATTGTATCCTGCATGGATTGCTAAGGAACCAATCTTAGAAGAAATGGGATTCAATCCATCAGAGTCAGTTGTTGCCCATTACTTGCAACAAAAATATAATATTGGGGCAGGATTATTAAAGACTATTGATGGTGGTATGATGGTCAATCATATTGGAGATTACTTCCATGGCAAAAGAGTTTCAGAAAATGAACCTGGATGGGAAGGATTTAAAACTATTGATCCTAATGTAAAATATTGTTCAAGAACAGGAGCATATTGGAATGAGAGTTAATTTAATAATAGCAGATGATTTCTATAATAATCCTGATGATGTAAGAAACTTTGCATTGCATCAAGAATTTTCTGTACGTGGAAACTATCCTGGCATAAGAACCAAATCATTTTTAACTGATAGTAATAAAGAAGTTATTAATTCTCTTGTATCTCATGCTGCTGGTGGTGTAACTGATTGGTTACTTGATGAAAATGGTGATGGATATACTGGTGCATTTCAAATATGTACTGCTATGGATCGTACTTGGATTCATTCTGATTATCATAATATGTGGGCAGGGGTTTGTTACTTAACGCCAGATGCTCCTTTGAGTGGAGGTACTGCTCTTTACAAACATAAAGAAAGTGGTAATAGGGAATCAATAGATAAAGTAGATTATGGTGAACATGGATATGATTATACTAAATGGGATGTTGTAGATAGAATTGGTAATGTTTACAATAGATTAATTTTATATCCTGGTAAATTATTCCATGCTTCTATTGACTATTTTGGTAGTGATATGTATAATGGTAGATTATTTCAAACCTTCTTTTTTAATACTAGATATTAACCAATTATGAATTTTACAGTTTACAGTAAAAGGGCATGTCCTTATTGTGATAAAGTTAAAACAGTCCTCAATGCAGTAAGTATTTCAAAGGGTTCTCCTGTTGTTTGTTATGAACTTGATACTGATTTTACCAGAGAAGAGTTCTATGCAGAGTTTGGACAAGGTTCAACATTTCCTCAGGTGATTATGAACCAACAACATCTTGGAGGATGTTCTGATACAGTTAGATACTTGCAAGAAAATTCTTTGCTTTGAAGAGTTCTATAAATAATAACAAGACCCCTGATAACAGGGGAGTTGAATTACTTTTGAGAAGGAGGACTCCAAGTAAAAAAACATTTTCAATATGTTTTGAAAGGGTGGTTTCTTTCTTAAATAGAAAAATAACCATCTACTTTAATTTTTCCTTGAATATAGGAAAACCAAAGTAGTTTAGGAGAATTAAAATGATAGCAATAGCTCTTGTTTTTTCAGTGTTGTTTGTTTTATTATCATTAGTTGTTGGTGGTTTAGTTGGATGGACGCTCAAACAGCATCTTTCTCAAAGGGAACCATACACATATCATCCAGAAATGTTTGATGAAAATGGTAATGTAATGTCTGATGAACTTATAGCATTCAGATTTGAGAATACTGAACATATGGAAGAGGAAGAAGATTTAGAAGATTAACTAATGGAGATTGAGTTATGAGATTACCACCAGATCAATTGGTGTCTGAAGTTATTCAAAGAGTTTCTAATGCTAAAACTAGAGACGAAAAGATTGAAATCTTGAGACATTATGATAGTCCTGCTTTAAGGTCAGTTCTTATTTGGAATTTTCATTCCAAAGTAGAATCTGTATTTCCTGCAGGAGATGTTCCTTATACCCCTAATGATGCTCCTGCTGGGACAGAGCATACAAGGTTAATTCACGAATGTAGAAAGTTTAATTACTTTGTAAAGGGTGTAAGTGATATTAGTCAGACTAAAAGAGAAGTAATGTTTATTCAAGTATTGGAATCACTTCATCATTCTGAGGCAGAAATTCTTTGTCTTATCAAAGATAAACAACTTCATAAAAGATTTAAGATTACCAAAGTTGTAGTTCAGGAAGCATTTCCTGATATAGTTTGGGACTGATTAATGGAAGGAAAAATTAATATTATCCATAGA